TTTTTTTTTTTTTTTTTTTTTTAAAAATAATAAAATAAATAATATACCCTGCAAACCCTGCAAACCCTACACAAAACTAAACTAAAGTATTCATTTTTAAAAGTGTTGCTTTTTTACCACTGTGGATAACTTATGGCACGACAAGACATTAAAAAGACTGGTTGGCCGGAGGGCCTACTACAGGACGACGACAGGAGACTGAGCAGGTGGTTTGCAAGCAGGCCCGACGCGAAGTATGTACTTAAAAAACAACTGGAGAAAGAACGTGATGAAAAGATGGAACGACTTAGACAAGGCGATCATAGGGACAACCCTGACACACCAAAACGGTGAACGCATACCTGTGTTTGTGTACAGTGGGGACCAGATCATAAGCGTACTTATGGAAAGAGACGGCATGGAGTGGGACGAGGCCATGGATTTCATTGACTACAACATAGAAGGCGCGTATATTGGCAATGACACCCCACTGCTAGTGTGGCCTGTAATTGACGAGGAGTATGAACTATGAACCAAGATGATTTCAACAGCGCAGAGACAGAGTCCAAGTTGCGCATGCAGGTGATCTACGAGGGCGCCAAAAAACCCAAGCGCGGGTGGGTTGGCCTGACCGAGCAGGATATGGCTGAATCGGCAAGGTGGGCGGACGAGCATGGAGGCGGCCCGTTCTATATTGCATACGCACAGGCCTTAGAACAAATACTAAAGGAGCGCAACACATGAAAGTAAAAGACCTAATTGTTATACTGCAGGCCTACGACCCTGACCTGATGGTGTTGTGTTCAGGGTACGAGGGTGGGGTGAACGAGATTACGCACCACAGCGAAGAGAAGATCGCGCTGAACGTCAACGCAGAGTGGTATTATGGGACCCACGAGTTGGTGGACGAAGAGGACGAGCACAAAGGCCACGAGCGCATACAGGCAGTTTATCTGCGATAAGGAAACAAAATGAAATTATACGAAGTACCAAATAACAGCACGATCGTGCTAGAAAATGGCATGGAGTTGGAGTTCAAGCACATTGACGGCATGTATTCTTACTGTGTGACCAAGGACAACGAGGTGGTGCACCTACAGGCGTGGACCGAGGTGGCAGTCAAGGAGCCACAAGAATGAACCGAGACGAGATCACGCAAATGTTGCAAATTGTCAACGCGGACCCGCGCACCATTGAGATGGTGCAGTTTGCGTACGACCAAGGGGCCAAACAGCCTAAGTGCAACCCACACTCAAAGGCGCCACACGGGTTTGCGAGAGAGGCAAGCCACCAAGCGGGCCGGTACGTGTGCGACTGTGAGTCATGGGACGCCTATCAGGCCGGTAGAGAGGATGGGGTGCAGGCCATGCTCGACTATAACAACACAATGGACCAAGAATGAGACGCAAACTACTGACGGCACAGCAGGAGATCGACCTGCACCACAGAATCGTGCAGGGTGACGAGGAGGCCCACGAGGCCTTGGTGGAGGCCAACATGGGGCTGGTGGTGTACATCGTGCAGAAGTTGCCGCAGTGGGACATGGCGGGGAGCATGACACGGGACGACCTACTGCAAGAAGGCTACATGGCCTTGATGAAGGCGGCGCACAGGTGGAAACCGCAGGGAAGGTTTGCAAGCTACGCGCGCACACTGATCAAGAGCCAAGTGCTCAGGGCGGTGGAGAACAAGGGGCTGATGATCCACGTGCCGGTGGCGGTGCAGGAGGACCTGCGCAAGATCAAGCGGGTGGAGACCGAGTTGGCCCAAGTGCTCAACAGGGAGCCAACGACCAAAGAGGTGGCCAAGATAGCGGGCCTGACAGAGAGCAGGGTCCGTGATAGACTGGTGGTGAGCCAGAGACAACCGGTCTCATTGGACGCGTTCAAGAAAGACCAAGTAACGGAAGAAGAACATGATTGACAGAATGATACAACTGGTGGAGGCCTACAAGCGGTCGTACGAATTGGAGCGGGCGAGAGCCGACCGATTAGTAGACGACGCGATGTTGGGCCGGTACCTGAGGCCCTTGTTCACCCAAGAGGCGGACACGTGGACCATACACCAAACCCTTATTGGCCCGTCGTTAGACGACGCAATATGGAACCCCGACGCATATGACCAACTAAACAGCCTAGCGGCTGAGATGGAATACAGACATGAAGGAGACGACAGTGTTGAGACCAGTTAAAACCCTCATCCTTATTGGGTGCGCCCTATTTGAAGTGAGCGCTTACTCCCAACAGTTGTCGATCGACAACCTGCGCGCGGCGCTGAAGGACCAGTACACCCCTGAGGCGGTGCAGGCCGCGGGTTACGTGCTCGGGGCCTACGACGCCATGACGGGCATCACGCACTGCCCCACGGGCATGGCGCCGACACGCGAGACACTGCTCAAGTGGACACGCGAGGGACTGGGCCGGTACCACGGGCCTAACAAGGGAGCCGACCACCTACTGGCGGCGGTGTTCGCAGAACGCGCACCATGCGCACGCAAGGGGATGACATGAGAGACGAAGACGTACAGCGGGAGATCGACCGCATGGGCAGGAGAGACGAGGACGTGCGGCCGTGGAGGGGCGTCTCGGAGCGCGAGATACCTGACATCTACATCGGCGACGTTGCGTTTTTGCACGGGGTAAAATGGGCGGAGGCTAAATTAAAGGAGAGGAACCATGGCTAAAGGCGACATACGGGACGTGTGGGCAACAAACCAACGGCGCCTAGAGCGCAAGCGCGAGGCAGAGCGCGAGTGGGCCAAGGCCAACAGGGAGAAAATGAACGCGTACAAACGGGACACAAAGGCCAAGAAGGCGGCCGAGTTGGAGGCCAAGAAGGTCAGGAGCGCGTACCACGCAGACTGGAAGGGCACCACGTACACGGCGCCCGAGTTGACATACAGGGGACAAACATGACACAAGATGAAATCATTGAAATGGCTAAACAAGCTGGCTGGCAATATGCACATGGTGAAAGCGGATATGAGCCTTTGTGGGCATTTGCCAAGCTAGTAGCACAGCATGAGCGTGAGGCTTGTGCAAAGATTTGTGATGAGTTCTGCTACGGCAGTACAAAAATTCTTGTTGAAAAAGCCATCCGAGCAAGGGGACAAACATGAATAACGAAATGCAAAGAGTGTGGCGAGCATTACGCACAATTTATGGCATGGACTTGACTGCGGCAACACTGGTGGTGCTGACCAAGGACGGGGAAACGGCTGTGAATTTCCAGACCTTTTATTTTCCGCAAGTGGAGAAAAACAATGACGATTAAAACTGGCATGAATCGTGCTAGAATGCTACAATTAGCAGAACAGGCCGGTTTTATTATGTGGTCAAAGGATAGCTATTGGAAACCGAGAGGCGCCACGATAGACTGGTCTTGTGACTACGACAAGGAGTTGGTAAAGTTCGTTAAGTTGGTGGAGGCAGAATGTAGTGGACCTCATAAGGGCAAAAAAGAGGAGTAAGGGTATGAGCGGGTGGTTAATTGCCCTTACAGGGCTAATTTATGCGGGCGTGGCAGTTGAGCAGGGGCTCAAGGGCAACATGCCTATGTGTTTAACGTATTTAGGCTACGCGTTTGCAAACGTCGGCCTGTACAAACTAGCGAGTTAATTATGATCTCAGAAGTTGACATTAAGGACTTTGACTACATCAGGGTAGAGCACGTGCAGGAGAACGAGGACGGGTCCTGTGACTGCAACATCAACATGGGCCCACTGGCAACACGGTACCTGCTGAATTTTGCGTTCATTAGCGTGCTCAAAACCGCCATCGCTGAAGGCAAGGGCTACACGCCACCACCAAAGGACTGAGATGACAGACAACGAGCGCGAAGTATACGAAGCCAACCTTAAACGGTTGTCCCCCAAACAGGCGGCCCAATGGACCGAGGAAGTTAGGGAGGCGTGGCTACGTGTGCGCCGTGCCCGTAAGGTCTGGCGTGCAACGCGCACACCGGCCACGCGCTGTCTGGGGTCTGTCAAGGAGGACGGGCGACTGACGCCGCTGTTTATTCCAAATTTGGAATACATGCGTTACGAGGAGGCGTGGGTCGACTACACGCAAAATTATCAACCCAAGTACATCTTTGAAGACCGAGCACGTGCCGGTGAAGACGATGACGGATACGACTGGAGCAAAGCATGAAAGCCACACTAGAGTTCGAGTACCCACAAGACGAGGACAAACTGAGGTACGCCCTGCACGGGCAGACGGCCATCATGGCCCTGCTAGACATTGAGGCGCAGTTACGACAGCACTACAAATACGAGACCCCAATGGCGGACGTGTTCGGCCACATTGCCGAGATAGTCAACGACACACTAGCAACCTGCGGGGAAAACCAATGAAGAAAATTATCTACGCGATCTATTTATTTGGCGCGATACTGGCGTCTGTGACGGCGTATTTTTTGGACCCCATCACAGCGTTGGCCATCGTGCTAATTATGCCCATGGCTGTGATCGCTGTGTTAGAGATGCAGGGCATCGTGCAGTTCGGGTACCATGGCATAGAGGACAGAGACAGCGTGCTCAACAAGGCGACACTTCAAGACCTGACAGCCGAGGAGGCCGCAGAGAAGTACGGACAGGCCATCGTCAATGAGATGGACGAGCAGATTAAAGAGACAGAGATGAGCCTGATGGAGATGAAGCAGGCAAGAGACGTTGCGTCAGACCACATTCGAGGGATTAAAAAATGAGCAAGGTAATTGTCAGTAAGGGGTGGGAAGGTTTTGCGGACAGGCTCCAGTGTTTATCGTACTGCATTGACGTGGCCGTCAAGTACAACCGGCACCTGTACGTTGACTGGTACGACACAATGTGGCAGACGGGGTTTTACACGTACTTTGACGTGCGAGGCGTTCCAAGGGGCGAGCCTGAGGGCACAGCGTACCCAGAGTTTTGGAACGACGCACTGGAAAAGCCAAACGGCGACTGGGTGTATAGGATCAAAGACTACGTGGAGTTTCAGCTAGAAGACGCGGACGGTGATACCCCCGTGTGGGTTCACTCTGGTGTAGGCCCACGCACGTGGAGCATGGTAACACTGGCAAAGAGGCTAGAGATAAAGTGTTTGCGGGACATATCACAAATTCCACTGCCTCGTGTAGTTCACTTGAGGGGCACGGACCGCACGCCAGACTTTAAAAAGTTAAAGCAAATGGCCGAGCAGTACCCCGACGCGGCCGTCTTATCAGACGACGCAAGGTGCGTAAAAGAGTGGTTAACAATTAACCCTGAGGCATACATTATCACAGACAGCCTGTCAAGAAACGGCAAAGCAATACACCAAGAGGGCTTAGAGGGGTGGACAAGGCACCAGTTAAACTTGCGGGTCATTGCAGATTTTGTGACCCTTGCACTGGCCAAGGAAGCACACGCATTGAATGATGAAAGCCTGTTCTTTCAAATGGCGAGGGTCTATGGCACGTTTCTTAAAAATGGAGATAAAAAATGATAAACTATTCACCAAATGAAAAGGCACAAATAGATGAACAAGCCAACAGTACTAGAAGTTCAGTTCGAGAATATCCCGATCAGCCTCAAGAAAATCTCCCGTTGGGTTTTGTGGCGGTTAGTCGAGGTTGGGGAAGGGTCGAACAAGCGGTGGTCAAAGTTACCACTGCAGTCAAATGGGTCGTCAGCAAGTTCTACAAACCCAACAACGTGGTGTGACTTTCTCCATGCACAAGAAGCTTATCAAACAGGTCGTTTCGACGGTGTTGGTTTTGTCTTTGACGGTAGCGACAGTATCATGGGCATTGACTTGGACGACTGCGTGGATGCCGTTCAGGGCCCAACGTCTCTTACGCCTGAAGCGCAGGCCATTAAAGACGCTGTCTTAGGGTACGCAGAAATAAGCCCCTCAGGCACCGGCATCAAGATATTCACACGCGCGCAGTTGAACGCGGCGCACGTTGACCACGAGAAGGGTTTAGAGATCTACCCCAAGGGCCGTTACTTCACAGTGACAGGCCACACGTTAGGCGGCAACATACCCGATCAGGAGCAGGACTTACAGCACATCGTGCCCGCACGCAGAAGCTACCGATCGGGCGACTCGTTTGCGGACTACAGCCCACCACTTGACGGGTGGGACTTGGCCCGTGTGGAGACCGACCTGCTGACACAACTGGACCCAGACTGTGGGTACACAGAGTGGTTGGCGGTGGGCATGGCACTGCACCACCAGTTCGGTGGCGACTACGAGGCGCTTGAGTTGTGGGACCGGTGGTCTGACAGCGACGGGGCCTGCGGGTCTTATGCGGCGGGTCAGTGCGCGGCCAAGTGGGACAGCTTTGGTGGCAGTGGCGGCACAACACTGCGATCACTGGTGTTCAAGGTTAACAAGGCCAAGGAGGCCGAGGTGGTGGCCAACGGTGAGAAGGTGCTCACAGGCGGGCCACTGAACCACGCTAAAGAGTTCTTGGCCAGTCAGTTCACGTGCGAGGAGGGCACGTCACTTACAACCTACGCGGGTGACATGTTCCAGTACAAGGGCACGCACTACCAAGACATTGAAGAGGCGACGGTGCGCTCCATGCTGTACACGTTCTTGGACCGGTGCAAGAAGTACGACAAGAAGCAGAACCTGATGCCGTTCAACCCAACACCTGCGCACGTCTCGTCGATCCTTGACGCGGTGCACGCGGTGACGCACCTGCCCAACACGGCCAACACCAAACCACCGGTGTGGCTTGAGGGGTACGGTAGCAACAGGCCCGACCCGAGCAAACTGGTGTCGCTTGAGAATGGCATCTTTCACACAGAGCAAAACATGCTGATCCCACACAGCTTGGGTTTCTTCACGCAAAACAGTTTGCCCTTTGCGTACGACCCTGATGCGACGTGCCCAACGTGGGAGCGTTTCTTGCAGGACATATGGCACGACGACCCACAAAGCGTTGACTGCCTGCAGGAGATGTTCGGCTACATTCTGAGCGGGGACTCGTCACAGCAGAAGTTCTTTAACATCATTGGCCCGCGCCGCTCTGGTAAGGGAACGATCAACAAGGTGCTCGTTAGCCTCTTGGGGCAACACAACACGGTGGCGCCACAACTGGATGAACTATGCGACACTTTTGGACTTCAACCTTGGCTAGGAAAATTGCTAGCGAGTTTCACGGACGCACGCGCACCGGAGCGCAACAGGGGCGCTGTAGTGAGCCAGTTGCTCCGGATTGTTGGCGGGGATACTGTGACTGTGAACAGGAAGAACAAGGAAGCTTGGAGCGGCTATTTGCCGACGCGCATCGTGATCTACTCAAACGAGGCCTTGCAGTTGACGGAAAACTCCAACGCTTTGACGGGCAGGATGATCGTGCTAAAGATGAGCAATAGTTTTTATGGCAAAGAGGACACGCTGTTGGCCGACAAGTTGGCCAAGGAGTTGCCTGCTATTTTTAACTGGGCTATTGCAGGACAGCAACGACGCATGGCGCGCGAGGGACAGAGGTTCCAACAACCAACAACAGGGCGCGAGTTACTGGAGTTGATGGAGGAGCTAGGCAACCCGATTGGGTCGTTTGTCACAGACGCGTTGGTGTACGACCTAGAGGCCACGGCTATGAAGGACGAGGTGTTCGTGTGTTGGCGCAAGTGGGCCACCGCCAAAAACATACCGCCCGGAAGTGACATGGCGTTCAAGCGCAGGTTTCTTGCGGCAACGCAGGATCACCGCGTGACAGCGACAAGGGTGCGCATTGATGGTGAGTCGGCCAACGTGTACCTTGGCATCAAGCTTAACCCGAAGGCACAGAAGTACGTGGACAGTATCAGCAACTTTGAACGCGAGGATATATTTTGAGCGATACATATTTTCATGTGGATGTCGGTTTCTTTCCGGTGCCTGTAAAGATGTGCTTTACATCCAAGGCGTTCTACAAGGTGCTGAGAGACCACGGCATAGCGGCACAGCCCGACATGGCACCGTTAGAGTTGGGCATTGCGGAGACACACAGCTTCTCTACAAACAAAGAGGCTATTGTCATCGTGGTGTTCAACCTGATCGAGTGCGTTGACAACGCGGCCCTGCTAGCCAGCGTGGTGGCCCACGAGGCCACACACGTGGTGGCGCGTGTGTTAGAGCACATTGGCGAAGAGGTGGAGGACTTTGGTGAAGAGTCGCGGGCGTACTTGACCGAGTGGTTGGTGCGCCAGATGTTTACAGCCTGTTTAGTGGAGGTTGCCAAAATTGCAAAACGAAAAGAAAATCGAACAAAGACTGGTCAAAAAGATCAAGGAGAAGGGGGGCCTGTGCCTGAAGTGGGTGAGCCCGTCGATGACGGGGGTGCCGGACAGGCTGGTGTTTTACAAGGGCAAGATAATCCCAGTGGAGTTGAAGGACCCCAAGGGAGAACTAAGCGCAAGGCAGGAGTTCATGCACAAGGTGCTTCTGAGTCAGGGGGTGTTCACGCACGTCTTGATGAGCGAGCAAGAAGTAGACGAGTTCGTTGACCAACTATGACAGACGACGAAGCTCATGAGGCCAAAAAACGAAACCACATTGCCAAAACAATGTTTAACGTTAAGAGGCGCGCCCTTGCCGCAGGTATCCCATTTGAGTTGGATCACAAGTACCTATGTGCAATCGCGCCTGAGTATTGTCCAATCTTTAAGACCAAGATCCTTTGGGGGTTTGGACACTCGGGCACTGTGGGATCGAGCGGCCCAGACTCACCAAGTTTGGACCGCATTATTCCAGAAAAAGGATACGTAAAAGGAAACGTAGCGTGGTTAAGCAACAGAGCAAACATGATCAAGTCCAACGCAACCCAAGACGAGTTGTACAAGGTGGCGGACTGGACACACGAAAAGATAAAGGAGGTAAATAATGGAGGTGCACGACCGCCCCCAATTGGCGACCCTGCAAATACCTATGTCACTCGCCCCACGCGCCATCGCATTATTAACGACGCTACAGCAAGGGAAAGAGCAGGCTACTGATGTTGTCATTAAAAAATTTACACCCCTACCAACAGCGTCTAGTGCAGGAGAGCAAGACCCAGCCGCACATGGGACTGTTGATGGACATGGGACTGGGCAAGACAATCACGGCGCTGACAATACTCAGCCAACTTGAGGGCAAGACGCTGATCATTGGCCCGAAGGCCGTCATTAAAAACGTTTGGAAACAGGAGGCAGAAAATTGGACGCACACAGAGAAGATGAAGTTTGCCCTCATTGTGGGAACACCACAGGAGCGCATGAAAGCATTGCAGAGCGATTCGACCGTGTATTTGATCAATGTAGAGAACGTGGTATGGATGTTCGAGCAAGCCTCATTGCCGCGTTGGAAAACATTAGTAATCGACGAGTCGAGCAGGTTCAAAAACCCGTCTTCAAAAAGATGGAAATCTTTGAAAGCACAACTAAAGAATTTCGAGCACCGGTACATCCTGACAGGGACACCAACACCCAAGTCATACCTAGACCTGTGGACCCAAGTCGGTATTCTGGATTTGGGCCAACGACTAGGCAGATCGATCTCTTCTTACAAGGAGAAGTTCTTCGAGCCAGATACAAGGGATCGCAGGACGGGGATGGTCTGGAGTTGGAAGCTAAAGCCAAACGCAAAGGAGCAGATTGACGCCCTGATCGGGGACATATGCGTGTCCCTGCGCAAGGAGGACTATCTGACCATGCCACAGCGGCAGGACGTTGTGCACACCATTGAGTGGGAGAAGGCGGCCAAGCAGGCCTACAACACCATGCGCAAGGAGATGGTGGTCGAGGTGGAAAAGGAGACACTGACCGCGGCCAGTGCCGGCGTGCTCACGGGCAAGCTGTTGCAAATGACCGCGGGGTCTATCTATTCAGAGACCAAGGAGGTGGTGCACATCCACGACACTAAACTGGAGTACCTGACCGACATGTTGGACGACACGCCGACCATTGTGTTCTACAACTTTAAGCACAGCCTAAAACGGCTTCAGGGCGCTTTTCCTGACGCGGTGCTACTCAGCCCTGACGACGAGAAAACAATAGCCCTGTGGCGCTCTGGTAAGGTCCCAGTGCTACTGTGCCACCCTAAAAGCGTGGGCATCGGACTGAACCTACAGTGCAACGTGGGTGACACGGCGCAGATCGTTTGGTTTGACCTGCCATGGTCCAGTGAAGACTACCTGCAAGCCAACGCGCGCCTGTTTCGGCAGGGGCAAGAAAAGCCTGTAATTATTCATCACCTGACCATGCAAAAAAGTATTGACAGTCAGGTCATGGACGTGCTAGAAGGAAAGATCGACATGCAAAACGCGTTAATGAACGCGCTCAAACTACAATGATCAAAGTAAACGCCACAATTCGCAGGCTTTCAGACGAAGAGCCGGATCCCATCGAGCACGAGGATTCGTCCTCCGAGCCCACGATGAACGGCATAGGGTGGGCGCCGTGGGACTCAGACACCATACAGGACGTGTACAACGTGGTGTCTGAAAAGTTGTCGGCGCAACAAAGGGAAATCATTGAGGCGCACCTGTCTGGGTACAACTACCACGATTTAGCGGTGACAGAGAAGTACTGGCGCTACCACTACGGGGCGGCAATTGCAAAAATACGAAAGGAGTTAAAATTGTGAACGGGTATATAGTAGAATACGTCAAACACGGGTGGCCTACAATAGACATTCAGGTTGGCGCCAAGCATCCCATGTTCGAGAAAGATCAAGACGTGCTGTCAATCTGGCACTTTGAAAACGAAGAAGAGCATGATTTCATACTGCGGGATTTACGCAGGTTTCGTGAACAGCAAACTAAAGGATTAGCATAATGTCAAATGAAGCAACAAATTTATTAGCATCTTTGGGCGTAAAACCAAAAGAGCAACGCATTCAGGAAATGGCCGGAGCGGTGACAAGATTAGTGGTAAACGAGGCGTTGCGTGAGGCAAAGGCCCGTGCACAGGTGCGTGACGCAAATACTCAGGTGCAGAAGGTCGAAAAGCCCTCTCAAAATGGGTAATTCTATATAGGAAAGGCCTTTTTAGGCCTTGAATATAAGGTAACACCATGGCAACCAAATCCAAATACGAGTTTAAGCCGGAGATGTGCGACCAACTGATAGAGTTGGGTAAGACAGGCGCGTCCCAAAAAATGATGTTTGCAAGCATTGGAATCACTTCCGGCGCCGCGCAGACGTTCAAGAAAAACCACCCAGAGTTTGCGGAAGCACTGGACATGGCTGTTACCCACAGCCAAAGCTTCTGGGAGACCATGTTATTGGCCAACGTAGAAAACAAGGCCTTTAACAGCAGGGTGGCAGAGATCGCGTTGAGAGGCCAATTTGGCGACACGTACCGCGAAGACCGAAACAGCAAAGTCGAGGTCAAGGCTGACGTTGTGTTGGATTTTTCTGGTGCAGTTACCGACCTAATTACGGCGCTCAAAAAAGCGGCGTAACATATCGTCGGTAGTTGTTAACAACTACCGACATTTTGTAAGCCCCGAGAGGGGCTTTTTCACCTTTGCATAAAGGAGAGCATCATCGCTACACACGCACTACTCAGTGCCTCAGGGTCCAAACGTTGGCTGTCTTGCACACCAAGCGCGCGACTAGAGGCCGTACTCCCCGAACCTAAACGAAAATCAGGCGCGTTCGACTTCAGCCAAGAGGGCACCACAGCCCACACCATGGCAGAGGCCAAGCTACGCCGGCACTTTGGTCAGATCACGGCCAAGGAGTACAACGAGGCCATTGCAGAGGTCAAGGCAACGCCCTACTATGACGAAGAGTTCGAGGCGTACGTAGACAACTACGTGCTCTACGTTCGTTCGCAAATTGGTGAGGGTGACACCCCTTACTTTGAGCAACGCGTGGACTTTAGCGAGTGGGTGCCAGACGGCTTCGGCACAGCCGACGTGGTCATAATGAGCGACACTAAAGTTCGGGTGATAGATCTTAAATTTGGCAAGGGTGTGGCGGTGGACGCCGAGGACAACCCACAACTGAGGCTGTACGCCCTTGGTGGTTGGTACAAGTACAAGGACGTGCACCCAAACATTACCCACGTTGAATACACGATCCACCAACCCCGCAAGGACAGCATCACCACCGAGACGGTGACACTGGAAAGCTTGCAAGATTGGGCCGAGCATGTAGTCAAACCTAAGGCTAAGAAGGCGTATGCCGGCCAAGGGGATTTTGTGGCAGGAGACCACTGCCAGTTCTGCAAGGCCAAGTCACAGTGCAGGGCGCGCGCAGACTTTAACAACGTGGCCGCGGCGGCTGATTTCAAGGCGCCAGCGCTCTTGTCAGAAACCGAGTTGGTAAAGATACTCTCAGACGCGGCAAAGACACGCAAGTGGCTTTCTGACGTTGAAGATTACATGTTGACACAGGCCACAGACCATGGCATATTGCCCACTGGTTACGAATTGGGGCGGACAAGCACCAACCGTAAAATAGAGGCGCAAGAAGATGCGGTGAAAAAGCTACAAAAAGCTGGAATTGATGATATATTCACCACACCCAGTTTAAAATCTGTGGCACAATTGGAAAAGCAGGTAGGCAAGGGGCACCTCCAAGATATTCTTGGTGACCTGATTGTCAAACCTGCAGGCGAGCCGAAGTTGGTCCCGTCAAAAGCGAAAGAAGAGTTTGGGTCTTGAGAGCCGCCTATTTTAAAGTGCTCTCGAATAAGCTAACAAGCTAACAAGCTAAAAAGGAGGCCAAGATGGCCAAAATTGTTGAAAAAGTGGTTACCAATAAAGTTCGTTTTTCTTTTGTACACGTGTTTAAAGCCGTTGCAATGGAAGAAGGAATGACACCCAAGTTTTCTGTATCGATTATTATCGATAAAAAAGACAAGGACACCATTGACCGAATCAATGCGGCTTTTGAAAAAGCTAAAGTGGCAAACGCTTCAGTTTTTGGGGGCACAATCCCTAAGAACCTTAAAGGTGGTTTGCGTGACGGCGACACGGAGAAAGACGATCCTGCGTATGCAAATTCGTATTTCATCAACGCTAACACGCACCAAAAACCCGGCGTTGTGGACGCTGATTTGAATCCAATCCTCGACCCAGATGAGGTGTATTCTGGTTGTTACGGCAGAGCGTCTTTGACATTCTACGCATACAACCAACAGGGCTCCAAAGGCATTGCCTGCGGTTTAAACAACTTGCAAAAGTTGGAAGACGGCGAGCGTTTGGGTGGCGGTTCTTCTGCCGCCTCTGACTTCGCGGTCTAAGTAGGTTGGTGGTTTGTAGCCTATAAGCTACAAACCACCTATTTTGTTTAATATACTGAACATTTATCATGATCAAACTTGAATTCTCCATTGACGAAGTTAACCAAATTCTGGGCCTGCTTGGCCGTCTACCCTTTGCTGACGTGAACATGACCATCATGGCCATCGTTGACCAAGGCCGACCACAAGCAGAAGCTTTAGAGGCCGCCAAAGCCGCTCAAGAGGAAACAAACGTTTCCACAGAAGAAACAGCGCAGTAATTTAAAAAGCTTGCTGTATCCATGCCCATGCTTACCCGTGGGCTTTTTTGTCTCTAAACTATAATCAACTATAAAATGAACCAATATCAACAATACATTCACAAAAGCCGTTACGCCAAGTTCATGCCGGACCAAAACCGACGCGAGGACTGGAACGAAACTGTAAACCGCTACGTGAATTATGTTTTTGAGAAGACCCCCAAGCTTGATTCTTCAATGAAGCAAGACATCTTTAACGCCATCTCTGGCCATCACATCATGCCGTCAATGCGCGCCATGATGACCTCTGGAAAAGCCGCCGACCGTGACAACACCTGTGTATACAACTGCTCCTATCTCCCCGTGGACGACGTCAAGTCATTTGACGAGGCCATGTTCATCCTGCTCTGTGGTACAGGTGTCGGCTTCTCTGTGGAATCTAAGTACACCAGCAAACTGCCGGAGGTGCCAGAGCGCCTATTCGACTCACAGCATGTCATCAACGTGCACGACAGCAAAGAGGGCTGGGCCAAGTCATACCGCCTGTTGTTAGCCAACTTGTACGCCGGCGAGATCCCAAAATGGGACGTGAGCAAGGTGCGCGCCGCAGGAACGCCTCTGAAGACGTTTGGTGGCCGTGCGTCGGGCCCAGAGCCACTGGTTGACCTGTTCCATTTCACAATCAAGATCTTCAAGGCCGCGCAGGGCCGCAAGCTCAACACGCTTGAGTGCCACGACCTGATGTGCAAGATCGGCGAGGTTGTTGTGGTGGGTGGTGTGCGCCGCTCGGCCATGATCTCTTTGTCCGACCTGAACGACGAGCGCATCCGCCACGCCAAGTCTGGCAACTGGTGGGAGACCGCAGGCCACCGAGCACTGGCCAACAACAGCGCCGTGTACGACGTCAAGCCAACGGTGGGCACGTTCTTGGAAGAGTGGACGTCGCTGTACAACAGCCACTCAGGCGAGCGCGGTATTTTCAACCGTGAGGCCGCCAAGGCCGCGGTGGCCAAGTACGGCAAGCGTGACCCCAACTACGAGTTTGGCACCAACCCCTGCAGTGAGATCATTCTGCGCCCCTACCAGTTCTGTAACCTGACAGAGGTGATGGTGCGTCCGGAGGACACACTGGAGAGCCTAAAGCAGAAGGTGCGCATGGCGGCCATTTTAGGCACCATACAGGCCACGTTCACACACTTCCCATACCTGCGTAAGGTCTGGCAACGCAACACTGAGGAAGAGCGTTTGTTGGGTGTGTCCTTGACCGGCATCTATGACCACAAGGTCATGAGTGATGCAAGCGGCGCGACACTGTGGTTGCCCCAGTTGCGCTTGGTGGCTGAAGAGGCCAACGCAGAGTTTGCGGACCTGCTTGGCATCCCACGTTCAACAGCGATCACTGCGGTTAAGCCTAGCGGCACGGTGAGCCAGTTGACAGACACGGCAAGCGGCATTCACCCACGCCACTCGCCCTACTACATCCGCCGCGTGCGTGGTGATATAAAGGACCCACTGTCTCAGTTCTTGGTTGCCCAAGGCATCCCCAACGAGCCGTGCGTGATGAAGCCCAACAACACAATCGTGTTCAGCTTCCCACAGAAGGCGCCAGAGGGTTTGACCACACGCGACGACGTTGACGCAATCAAGCACTTGGGCCTGTGGCTGACGTACCAGCGCCACTGGTGCGAGCACAAGCCCTCCGTGACCATCTCGGTCAAAGAGAGCGAGTGGCCAAAGGTCGGCGCGTTTGTGTGGGACCACTTTGACGAGATGTCTGGTGTGTCGTTCCTGCCCCACGACGGCGGCACGTACAGACAGGCCCCCTACGAGGAGTGCACCAAGGAAGACTACGACACGCTGTTGGCGCAAATGCCAACAATCGAGTGGGCGCAGTTTGCGGAGAACAAGGACAACGTGGAAGGCGCTCAAATGCTTGCCTGCGTGGCCGGCGTCTGTGAAATTTAAAAAGAATGAAAGACATAGTAAACAACCCCCCGCACTACACGGAGCATCCGTCGGGTATTGAGTGCATTCAAGTTACTGAACACATGGGCTTTAACTTGGGTAACGCAATCAAATACATCTGGCGGTGCGACTTGAAGAAAGATGCCATTGAGGACTTAGAGAAAGCCAAATGGTATATTGAGCGCGAAATTAAGAAACGCACAAAATCTATGTTATAGTTGGAGCGTGTTTCATGGTGAGTCCTTGGTTGGACTTTTAAGCAGGGAAGGCAACTTCCCTGCTCTTTTTTAACGCAGATTCGTCTGCATGCCTTAGGAGCAGTTATGTCAGTTCTTTCAATCGACTTCGAGACCCGTAGCAGGGTCGATCTCAAGGTCCACGGCCTTGATGTTTATTCATCCTCCCCCACAACAGAAATCATTTGCATAGCCGCAGGGTTTACCGCGGACGACGTGCAGGTGTGGACGCCAGATCAGGTACCCCAGTGGGTATTGGATTATGCGGCGAATGGAGGCCTAATCGCCGCATGGAATGCGTCGTTTGAGCACCATATCTGGAACCGCGTAGGCACCCGCTTTGGGTGGCCAGAGATTAAGTGGGAGCAACTCATTGACTCCATGGCCATCGCGGCCGCCAACAACATCCCCCAAGACTTGGACACGGCCGGCGAGGTTATGTCTTCAGACTTTCAAAAAGACAAGCGCGGCAAGAAGCTCATTCAACTGTTGAGCAAGCCCAAGCGCGACGGCACGTTCAGTAAGGACCCAGAACTACTGGCCGAGATGTTTGAGTACTGTAAGCGCGACGTGCAGACTGAAATTGCAGTCGTCGGAAAGTTACGTAAACTGTCACCGTCCGAGCAGTCTGTGTGGGTGGCCACACAGAAGATCAACCAACGCGGCGTTCCAGTGGACCCCGCAGAGTTGCAGAATATCATGAACGTGGTGGCTCACGAGATGAGCCACATCAACGAAGAGATCACGCGCCTGACTGGTGGCATTGAGGTGTCTAAGCGTGAGCAACTGCTCAACTGGTTCCGTGCTAACGGCGTGCCAATGACGGACATGCAGGCCGAAACAATTGAGAACGAGGCCAAGAAGACCCACGCTAACAAGGACGTGGATAAGGTGCTCAAGTTGCGCTCTGAAGGCTCCAAGACGTCTGTTACCAAGTTCAACAAGATGGCCGACGTTCAGGTGGACGGGCGCATTCGTAACGGTCTGGTGTACCACGGCGCCTCTACGGGCCGTTGGGCCAGTCGCGGTATCAACCTGCAGAATATCGCGCGCCCTGCGCTGTGGATGAAGGACCAAGACATCGCAGACGCGGTGCAGATCGGTTTGGAGCACGGGGGCTACTTGGCCATGAAGGAGCGCTTTGGTGACCGCGTGATGGACGCGTGCTCGTCGATTGTGCGCAACGCCATCAAGGCGCCTGAGGGCTACACCTTTGTGGACGCTGACCTGTCATCGATCGAGAACAGGGTGGCGTCGTGGATCGCGGGCCAGAACGATAAGGTGGAGTTATTCCGCCAAGGACTGGATGAGTACAAGACATTCGCGGCAACAAGCCTGTACAAGGTGCCCTACGAACAGGTGACCAAGGACATGCGTCAGGTCAGCAAGTCCGCTGTGCTCGGTTGCATGTTTGGGCAGGGCGCAAAGGGCCTTGTGGCCTACGCTGAAGGCATGGGGGTGATGATGGACCTCGGGCAGGCAGAGAACGCCGTGAACGCGTACAGGCTGTCCTATGCCAAGGTGAAGAACTGTTGGTTCCTGATGGGCCAAGCGGCCATCGACGCGATAAAGGAGCCGGGAAGTGTGTTTAAAGCCGGCAAGGTGGCACTTAAAGTGGCTAGAGGGGCGTTGTGGATGCAACTGCCCAGTGGCCGCTTAATTTGTTGGCAAGCCCCTGAGGTCATTCAGGAGTACACGCCATGGGGTAAGTTGGCTGACGTGGTGCACGTCACCAGTCAGAACACGTTCACCCGCAAGTGGGGGCGTAATAAGCTCATTGGGTCTAGTATCTTCCAGTCCTCTGTTCAAGGAACCGCAAGAGATTTTCTTGCCGAGGCTTCGCTTGAACTGGAGGGTAAAGGCGTGTCGGTGATTAACCTGATCCATGATGAAATTCTTTCGTTATGCCGTGTAGAGGACGCGAAACAAACTGAAGAATTGGTGATGAAGTCGTTGACCACACCACCAAGTTGGGCGGGAGATTTCCCGCTTGCGGCAGAGTCTTGGATCGACACACGCTACCGCAAATAAGTGCTACGGAGGGGGCAGTTTGGTAGCCGCTCTTCTCCTCCCAGCTTATAAGTGCGTCAATCCACCCGCGGCGTAGTTCACGCCGTATTTGGTTTTTAGTCGCGGGTCTTTCCACGATGTTTTCTCTACGTCACGGGCCAATACCAGTGGGCCGGCTTGAATCTTTTCAGCCGCGCTGAACACCGGTTGCATGTCGGCCTTGTCGTAGAATTGTGACCCGCGATATGGGTTCATGCCAATCTGGCGCCATGTGGGGTCCTGTAGGGCTTCTGCAAGCATCCTGCGGACCTCGTCGTTGCTTGTGACTTGGTTGTCGCCAACCATCATGGCAAACGGCGCCTTGCCTTGACCCTCTTCAAGTGCCAAGGGGGTCATTCCTTGTTCTCTGGTTCCAAGGCCCACGCGAATGGCCCTGTTGGGATCAGACTGGAACTCTACGTTCTTTAAATGTCCTGTATGACCATAGGCAATGGGCTTGCCTGCAGGGTCGTGCATCGTGTCAACGTAGGTGCCGTAACGTTCGTATGCAGGGATGTCGAGGCGGTTGCCAACGCGCATGCCCTGTGGAGCAAATAAATTCACCCCCAAAATACCTTTTTTCTCAACTTGATTTGAAAGCAGTGCAGAAGCAATGTCTGTATCAGAGTGTGCGGCAGGCACTTCAGTTAACGGGCGAATTGGCCTGCGCTCGTTCATAATGCGCAGGTAGTCGGCCTGTGAGATCTTGCCGGTCATGTAAGCCTCAAGCGCTTGGGCCAATTGGGGGTCCTGCTGTTGCTTGTAGGGCTTTGCGTTCAGCTTGCGCCACGCCTCAATCTTCTCAGGCGTCAGCTTGAGCATGTCATACGCGGATTGCGCAATTCGCGTCAACCCACCCACCTTACCACCGCCGTCAAAGTGCTGTACCCGACCACCCTCTGCATAACCGGCATCTTCTGCCATGGTGATGTAGTCTTTGCTGATAAGCTGTGGTCTCTTTGGATAAGAGAACCACGCGTTGCCATGGGGCTCCATGCCAATACGTGGCTTGATCTCGTTGTACCAGTCACGCACAGCAATGTTCTGTGGCACCGCAGGGAACTGCACCTGTTGGTCTTCACCCGTTACTTTCCAACGATAGTCAGGATGTAACACGTCGTCTGTGTACTGCGCAGGCACATTGTCCACCTTAAACAGACGCGTACCAACTGCGCTTGTGGGTGCGCCCTTGGTGAAGGGTTCAGCGTGCGCGTCTAGGATGCTTGAGTACTGGGGCACAGTTGGGGGTTTACGTGTGCCAATACCAGTGCCAAGCAGGTCGCCAATTGCTTTGCGACCTTCAAACGTTTCTCCGGCAATTGCCTTGACAGCATCTTTGTCCCTAATGTCAAACTTATCATTGAACGGCAGGTTTTTTAACGTGCCTGTTGTCTTGGCTTTGCTCAGAATGGCTTGGTTGATTTTCTCAATCTGCTCTGGTGTTATTTGTCCCGCGGCTTGGTTTTTATAGAATGTGTCAAGAATGTCATTAAACACGGTCTTGTTGGACCTGTGTTGGTCCAACGCACCAATGTAGTTGGTGTTGACCATAGGACGGCCGTTAAATTCTCTAGAAGATTGAATTAACCGGTTAGCGGCCTCTTCGCTGTCATTCATCCACACAGCCTTGTTGGCTGAATGAAGAGGGTTAATGTTTTGGAAGTTAGGGAAGCCTGTGCCGCCCCAACGATTGCCATGAACACCTTGTCTGTCAGACATGTGCACGCCAAGGTACTGGTCTTGGTACGGCCTAATAGCCTCACTAAATTTTAACTGTTTGGTTGGTTTGGGTGTGAATTTTGCAATCTCTTCGGCTGTTGGCATAACCAATTGGCCGGGGGCCTGACCAAACGCGCCGGCAATTTTACCCGCTACAGTTTTTGCAAGTCCAGTACGACCACCACCGTCAAAGTGCTCAACGGCGGACAGGCCGCCGTCCGGCTTTTTTACTGCACCACCTTTTTTCAACTTGACTGGTGAGCCGTCTGGTTGCAACACTGACTTGGTTTCGTCTTCGGTGTTGAAAATGCCTTTAAGAATTTGACCAAGACCACCCGCGGCTGTTGCGGCCGCACCAACCGCTTTGGCTTTAGGGTTAGGAGCCATTGTTAGCGCGGCGCCGCCGGAAGTAAGCGTGCTTAACGCCCCACCTGTGGTATCACCTTGATTAAACTTTTGTTGTGCGTCGTAAGCTTGTTGGCCCGCAATACCCCCCATAATACCACCACCAACTTTACCAGAACCAACGTTCTTAGCTCGGTTAGCAATCACCTGCATTTGTAACTGAGCAGGTGTTAGTGCGCGTGGGGGTGTTAAATTTGCAAGGTTAGCCTGTGTTGGTGCAACACCAAGGTTTGGTGTTTGTGCAACTGGGGGCGGGGGAGGCATCGCGCTAGGAAAAGTTGAAAACGGCGAGGCTTGCATTGGTAGCGCGCCTTGAGGAATGTTTCTAACAACTTTATTCCCTTGTGACAAAACACTAGCAAGTTCATCCGCGTGTGCTTTTGTGTTGGGGTTCATTGCCTCAACAGTCGGGCCTATGTGTTGTGGATACTCTTGGTAGATCCAGTTCTTTGTGCCGTACCCGCGCTCTTGCGTTGGTGTGGTTGTCTGTGTAGGTGCAGGTTGATTTTGCGCCTGTGCTTGAGCCTGTGCCAGTGCAATACGTTGTTGGTTGGCAGTAAGTTCGTTTCTTGTATCACGAGAAATTTGTGTCTGTTCGCGCTCCGTTGGTGGGCGCAACAAATGGCCAACACCCACGCCAGTAACCGCACCAGCGCCGCCAGCAATCGCGTCTCCTAAATCAACCGGTCTGGACGCAACTTTTTCTTCGGTTGTAGGTGGAGGAGGAGACCATGTCTTTAAATCATTTTCGTCTGGTTCCGCTACTGTAACTTCGTATTTTGCTTTGGCCATGTCTGGGGCTCCTGTGCTAATTTTTTGCATTGGGGGTGTAGGCATTGTGCCTACAGGCACGTCACCATAGCCTCCGTGCTTGGTAATTCTTGTAATGTACCCACGTGTCTCGTCGGGTAAATATCCAGTCTTAAAAAAGTTGCTGTTTGGGCCGTAGTTGTATGCCACAGAAGCAAGCATCTTGTCACCACCATAGCGGTCAAGATTTTCTTTTAAATACCTAACGCCGCCGTCAATGTTTTGGTCCACGTTATATGGGTCAATCTTTAACCCCTTGGCTGTGTTAGGCATGATCTGCATAAGGCCAATTGCGCCTTTATTAGACTTCCTCTTAACACTGTGCATGAAGTCGTCGTTCTCTGCCTTTGCGGTAGACAAAGCAAACGCGGGGTCCACGCCGTATTTTTCAGCGGCTCTGGT